TAACAGGTGTTTCTACATTAAGTTCTGCAATTGTTGGTGCTGCAGTAACAATTAATTCTAGAGGTATTGATATTGCTGCTGGTGTTATTACCGCAACAACATTTGATGGTAATTTAGCAACCACTAATCTAACTGGTACTATTACAAATGCTCAGTTAGCAGGTTCTATTGCGAATGCTAAGTTATCTAATTCTACCGTTTCTTATGGTGGAGTAGAACTTGCATTAGGTGCATCAGATGCAACTCCAGCATTTGACTTAAGTGATGCTACAAATTATCCTACTTCATCTCTATCAGGAACCATCACTAATGCTCAGTTAGCAGGTTCTATTGCGAATGCTAAGTTAGCGAATGATTCTGTAACATACACTGCTGGTAATGCTTTAACAGGTGGTGGTGAAGTTGAGTTAGGATCAAGTGCAACACTCAATGTTGCTGTTGATGATTCTTCTATAGAAGTTAGTAGTGATGCTCTAAGAGTAAAAGCATCTGGTATTACTAATTCTATGTTGGCAGGTTCTATTGCCAATGATAAATTAGCAGGTTCTATTACTAATGCTAAACTTGCTCATTCTTCAGTCAATTATGGTGGTGTTACTTTAAGTTTAGGTGGATCTGATACTACTCCTGCTTTTGACTTAACTGATGCAACTGATTATCCTTATGCATCACTAACTGGAATCCAAACTCATATTTTAGGAGATACAAGTCCACAATTAGGTGGTAATTTAGATATTAATGGTAAGTATATTACTGGAACTGGTGGAGTAAGTATTGTTGGAGTTACTACTTTATCAACTCTGGGAGTTTCTGTAGCAACAACAAGTAAGGATCTTAAAGTCACTGGTGTAACTACACTTACTGGTTATGTGTACGCAGAAGATCGTATTTACACAGATCAGATAAGAAGATATTCGGACAGTGATACAACAACAAAGATAAATCTTGGCGATGAAGTAATAAAAATCTTTGCAGGAAATGCGTCCAACGAAGTAGTTAATATTCAGAGTGGAGTTGCAACTGTTACTGGAGAGTTAAAAGTATCCACTGACATATATGCTATTGGGGTTATTACTGCCACTACATTTAATGGTAATTTAGCAACTACTGATTTAACTGGTACTATCACCAATGCTCAGTTAGCAGGTTCTATTGCTAATTCTAAATTATCCAATTCCACAGTATCTTATGGTGGTATAGAAGTAGCACTGGGAGCTGCAGATGCAACTCCTGCATTTGACTTAAGTGATGCTACAAATTATCCTACATCATCGTTATCAGGAACTATTACTAATGCTCAGTTAGCAGGTTCTATTGCGAATGCTAAGTTAGCAAATGATTCAGTTTCATTTGGTGGAATAGAAGTAGATTTAGGTGCTTCTGATGCAACTCCTGCTTTTGACTTAACTGATGCAACTGATTATCCTTATGGATCATTAACAGGTATACAAACCCATATTGTAGGAGATACAACTCCTCAATTAGGTGGCAATTTAGATTTCAATTCTAAATATATTACAGGAACTGGTGGAATAAATCTCACAGGTATAGTTACTGCTACAAGCGCAGTTGTAGGTACTGGGGTAACAATTAACTCCACTGGTATAAATGCAGCTGCTGGCATTGTAACAGCATCAACAGTTGTATGTGAGAGCACAACTCAAGCATTTTATCCTCCAGTAGTAACTACAACACAAAGGGATGCAATGACTGTTACTCAAGGTGCTATGATATTTAATAGTACAGATAAGAAAATGCAATTCTATGATGGAACTCAATGGATGAGTCTACCTGGAGTTACTTTAGGACTTGGTATTGGGGTATTCTAATGAAAACATTTAAACAGTACATAGAAGAAATTAGAGCTCCTGGTGAAGAAGAATGTCCTAGAGGAATGAAGTTTGATAAGAAACTAAAAATATGTGTCCCTATAATGGGTACTAGAAAGTATGGTTATAGTGGATACTGGATGGGACATGGATACAAACCACAAAATGGGAATGGTAACGGCAATGGAAATGGCAACGGCAACGGTAATGGGTCCACTAACGGTAACGGAGGTGGTAATGGCAATGGTGGCGGTGGCGGCAACGGCGGCGGCGGTAATGGTGGCGGAAATGGTGGTTGATAAATAAATGTAAACTTTATGTTACATATTTTACATCATGGCACAACAATCTATTAAATTTACAATTCGACAAGACGGCACTGTAACTGAGGAAGTTATGGGTGTTGTTGGTAATGATTGTGAAAATCTCACCAAAAGAATTGAGGAGAGGCTTGGAGTAGTTGAAAGAGTCGAACACAAAGCATCATATTATGAACAAAAACAAACCATAGAGGATCATGTCTCACTTCACAACAATTAAGACGAAACTAAAAGAAAAGCCTATTCTATTAGAGGCACTTAATCTTCTTCAGTATAATGTAAATGAAAAACAGGATCTTGTGATTGAGAATCCAGATCATGCAGAAGATCATCCAGTGATGAATGCGTGTATTGCTGTTGCACCAGATATTGGATTTTGCTGGAATGAAGAAACTGAGAGTTATGATTTATATTCTGATGAACAAACTTGGAGTTTAAATGTTCCTCCTTCTAGATTCATGGATAAAGTCAACCAACAGTATTCTAGGATGCTTCTTCACTCTGCAGTTAAGGAAGAAGGTTTTACAGTTGATGAAGAATGGGAAATGGATGATAATTCTATAGAAATGACGGTAACACGTTGGATTTCCTAAATATTAGTGTGAAACTGTCTAAATTTAATGCTTTTTAAAGAAGGATACTTAAATCTTCCACTTAAAGTAGAAATTCCTGTAACTCCTGCTGAGTTTAAATTGGGATTAATGTTCAGAGAAAATCTGGATGAAAATAGTGGAATGCTTTTTGTCTTTAATGAAAGTGGTGAAAAATCTTTTCATATGAACCACACTAAGATTTCTCTTGATATTGCATTTATTAATGAAAGTGGAATTATTGAAAGTATTAAAGAACTGGAACCATTAAACCCTATTCCCGTTTCTTCAGATTCAGAAGTTCTTTATGCATTAGAAGTTAATCGTGGTTGGTTTACAGAACATAATGTAAATGTTGGTGATCAGATTTTAAATACAATTTCAGAAGATGTTGAGATTCATGACGCTAAAGGTAATTTGTATGCTAGTGTCATTGATATTATTAAACCAGAACCAATGAAGGTTCCTAAAACAAACATTTATTATGAAGACCCATTAGCGGAAGCAAAGAGACTTCCAGGGTATAATAAAGTAGGAAATATAATTCATGTCTATTTGGCATGGAGAGGAAAGAACTACATTCTACAAATGTTCTTCCCCCACGTCAAAACCCCATCACGCAGAGAAGTCCAGGATCAGGTAAGGAAAATTTATCCTGGTGCTAAACTCTGGAACTACCAAGTATCGGACCATGACCCAGGAGCACCCCTCCTCCAAGCGGGCGGAGGAAAATAAAGAAATAGAAGAATTGAAGAAGAAAGCAGAAAACTTACAAAGAATTTTAGATTTGACAAGAAAAACTATAGATCATGATAAAAAATATATGTTAAATAAAACAGATAAGCATTTATTTGGTGAGATGATGTAAGTATGGCACATGATGACATCTATTTGGGCAATCCCAATTTAAAAAGGGCAAATACTCAAATTGAGTTTACTGAAGATCAAATAATGGAATTTATGCGTTGTAAGGCCAATCCGGTTTACTTCGCAAATAGACATGTAAAAATTGTTACTCTAGATGAAGGTTTAAAGGGTTTTGAACCTTATGATTTTCAAGAGAAATTAATTAATAGATTTCATCAGAATAGATTTAATATTTGTAAGATGCCCAGGCAGACGGGTAAATCTACAACTGTTATATCATACCTATTGCATTATTTGCTTTTTAATGATAGTGTTAATATTGGTATACTTGCAAACAAGGCAGCAACTGCTAGAGAATTATTAGGTCGTCTACAGACAGCATATGAAAATGTGCCCAAATGGATGCAGCAAGGTGTCTTGTCTTGGAATAGAGGTTCATTAGAGTTAGAAAATGGTTCCAAAATCCTGGCTGCTTCGACTAGTGCCTCAGCTGTTCGAGGAATGTCATTCAATATCCTGTTTCTGGATGAGTTTGCATTCGTTCCAAATCATATTGCTGATTCGTTTTTTGCCTCTGTTTATCCTACTATTACTAGTGGTCGTTCTACGAAGGTCATTATCGTCTCGACCCCCCACGGAATGAATCACTTTTACCGCATGTGGCATGATGCGGAAAGAAGTAAAAATGAATATGTACATACAGATGTTCACTGGAGTGAAGTTCCAGGTAGAGATGAAAAGTGGAGAGCTCAAACTATTGCAAACACTTCAGAGCAACAGTTTAAAGTTGAGTTTGAATGTGAGTTCTTAGGATCTGTTGATACTCTTATTGCGCCATCTAAACTTAGATCTCTTGTATATGAGAATCCAAAAACCACAAGTGCTGGTTTAGATGTATATGAAGATCCACAAGAAAATCATGATTATATAATGACTGTGGATGTTGCTAGAGGAGTTGTAAAGGATTATTCTGCTTTTGTTATTACTGATATTACCCAATTCCCTCATAGGGTTATTGCAAAGTATAGAAATAATGAAATAAAACCAATGTTATTTCCAAATATCATTCATGAATTAGCAAAGAAATATAATAATGCATTTATTCTCTGTGAGGTCAATGATATAGGCGATCAGGTTGCTTCAATCCTCCAATATGACTTAGAGTATGAAAATCTGCTTATGTGCTCTATGAGGGGCAGAGCAGGGCAAATCGTAGGGCAAGGATTTTCTGGTAAGAAAACTCAACTTGGA